CGGGCGTTATCGGCTACTGTTTGCAAATTGCAAATTACAAACACCTACAAAAGTTTTTCAAAGTCGGGTCGCATTTCATCAACGGTAAACCCGCCGATGTAGTGTGAAGACACGCCACCAGTTGAATGCCCCATTGCACGCTCAATCATGCTAAACGGCATCCGTTCCTTTGTGGCGGTTGTGGCAAAGGAATGGCGGGCAACTGTCATGCTGATGCTTTTCCCAACACCCGCCTTTTTGCCAACAGCCTTTAGCGTTTGGTTGGCGTTGTTTGATAGGCGGTTTTTGGCAACCGCATAGCCTTTGTCGCTTTGTCGCAAACCGCCCATATCCTTAAACACCAACTCACCCTTTGTTGGGGTTATGCCCATAATATCCAACAATTCGGATGTCCAAGTGGTTGCGGGAACCACCACTTTGAAATTGTTTTTGCCTTTGGTTTTTTCACGTTGGTACACAAAGCCGCCTTCGCTAAACCAAAAATCGGTAAACCTTAACCCCATCATATCGGCGATGTTCATTCCACCGTGCAAGTAACTAAACAAAAACCAGCCAAGGTGCTTTGTTTTGGTTTGCTTAAAATACCCCCACAGCGTTTGCATATCGGTTTTTGATAGGTAGTTTTCATCCCTTTTGTCGCTTTGTGGTATGGTGATTTTGTCAATTTCCATCGCTTGACGCTTGAACGGGTATTGTTCGGGCTTTAGGTATCCCTTGTAAATTCCGTAATTTACGCTTGCCCGTATGATGCTTAAATGGATGTTGATGGTTGCGGGCTTTGCGCCGTTTCCTTCCAAATGTTCCTTGTATTTTTTGATGCTGCCAACGCCCACACGCCTTGTGTCCAAGCCATCCGCAAACACCGTTTTTACGCTTTTGGCAACGGCTTGGTAGTTGCTTTCGGTTCCCTCGGCGTTGGCAAGGGCGGCTTTTTCAAGTATTATGTCGCAAAGGGTTTGCCCTGCGCACACGCCGCCGCTTAACACCTTTTTAAGCGCATCCAAGTCGCACCACCCGCCGTTGTTGTTGGCAACAAGCCAATCTCGAACCTTGTTGTACTTGTCGCAAAGGTCTTGCTCAATGTGCATTGGCAAGTGTTCAAACTCTTGGGGCGTCACGTCATACCCCGTTGGGATGTAGGTGTATTTTTTGTTGGCGTACACACGGACGCACACTGGGTATTTGCCGCTATCTTTTAAGTAGCGGTTGTCAAACATAAGTTCAACGCAAGCCCCGTTAACACGTTGCTTGATTTTGGATTGTTTTTTCGCTTTTTTCATCCTTTCCTTATTTTTGGTTGGTAAATTCGTGAAATCGGAAAAGATGGCTGGTTTGGAACATTGCCTTGTGTTTAGGCTTTGGCATCCGCACGCTTTGACCAATGTGTCCCTTGCGTCCTTTGCCCTTTGCTTGCTTAACCCAGTTTCAACAACCTTGTGCTTGATGCCGTCCCACCCCCATTGTTGTATTGCGTTGGCAAACTCGCCGCAACTTCGGTATGTGGATGGTTGGTTCCAAGTTTTTTCGTTGTTGCCTAAACTGATAAACGCCTTTAGTTCTGGCGTGAGGTGCAAAACCACGTTGTAATTTTCTTTCATATTTGCAATTTTTTGGTTATAAAAACATATAATAAAAAATTGCAACCTTTGCAAACCAACACCCGATTTTTGTATGTGCAAAACATAAAATCGGTCTTAAATCGGTTGTCAACAATTTTGCATAGCATTGAAAACCAAACACTTGTGTTTTTGCAAAACCTGCGAAAAATTTATGTATTTTTGCCGCCAAATCACAGTGCATCAACCTAAAACATTGATTGTTTGTTAGTTGTGTTGTTTTTCATTCCTCGGATTTACAACCGTTTGCAAAGCCCAAATTAGCCATCTCTTTCAAAGAACTTTAACGCCGCAAAAATACAAAATATTTTATATCTGCAACCAAAGCACCCAAAATTTTTTGCTATAAATATCTCATACACAGTATATTATTGATGTATGGGAAATTCTTTGGGCATTGATAAAACCTACGCACGTTTTTTTGTCAACACCCACAACGATAGGTACGTTATACTTGTTGGAGGGCGAAGGTCGGGAAAAACGTGGAACACTTTCAAATGGCTTTGGTTGTTGGGCAGCGCAAAGCCAATTAACATTATGGTTGCCGCCGCAACCAACAACCAATTGCTTGCCACAATACAAGACTTTCAAGATTGCCTTGGCTTTCAAGTCACGGGCAGTTTGCTTTACGGACACCACTACCAACTATCCAACGGAACGTTGTTTCAATTCAAGTCCTTTGACGAATACACAAAGTGCGTTGGTCAAAAGGCGGATATATTGTTTTTAAACGAAGCCATCAACTTGGATGAAAAGTCCTTTACAACGTTGGTGCAAGGCATTACAACGCAGGTTTTTCTTAACTACAACCCGACTTCCAAAAACACTTGGATTGATAAGTTTGTGGCAAAGGACGGTCACAACCGCCTGCGCACCACTTGGAAGGACAACGGGCATCTTGGAGAAAGCCAAATGGCGGAGTTTGAAGCCATTAGGGAAAGGGCGTTAAAACCAACGGCAACGCCATTTGATTTGTATTCATACAAAGTTTTTTATTTGGGCGAAGATGCCGATATGGGCGGAAAGGTGTTCCCGTTGCTTTACACCTGCACCGAGGAAGAATACCAAAAACTTCCAGCAAGGGAACTTAAGGGTTTGGACTTTGGCTTTGTGGAAAGCCGTGACCAAACGGCAATGTCGGGTATCAAGGTTTGCAACAACTGCCTTTACGCCAAAGAGTACATTTACGACAACGCCGAATTGCAAAGGGACAAAAACCTTGCAATTAGGCTCGCCGAGTTGGGTATAAACGAATACGAACCCATTGCCTGCGATATGGCGGGCTTGGGCAAAACCCGCATACACAACCTCGTTACCGCTGGCGATGGCGAGTGGGTGGAAGCGGGCATTAACCACGGATTTTATTGCTTTAACGCCGTCAAGGGCAAAATACTTGATGGCTTAAAGAAAATGACCAACTACGAAAAGATTTACATTGTGGAAGGCAGCACCAACTTAAGAAACGAAATGGCGGAATACGAGGTTGACCCAAGCGGCAAGCCAACGGAAAAATACGCAAACCACTTGGTTGATAGCGTCCGTTACGCCGTGAACACCTACGATTTAATGTTGTAACGGTGTGTTATTATTACTTAAAAGAACAACAAAAAATGATTTTAGATAGCAATACTTTTTTTGATTGCGGGCTTCCAACAAGCAACGACATTTCAACACAGGAAGTTGAATTTGGCATAAGGTCTGTTGAACTCTACGTTGTAAAGCCGATTCTTGGGGCGGAAACCTATGCAAACATTGTTGAAGACCCTGCAACCTATGCGGATGCCGTTGATGGCACAAACACCGTTGCTGGGCTTAAAACCGCAATAGAGCATTTGGTTTACGCATACCTTTTGTGGGATAGGACACGCCTAACACGGTACACGAGTGTTATAAAGGATGACGAAAGGTCAACCGAGCCAAAACCCGAAGACCTTTACCAAATTTGCAAAGCGCACTATGAAATGGGCATCGCATTCGTGCTGGAGGTTTGCGAATTTTTGGGCTTAACACCAAACCAAACAAGCAACCATTTGGTTTTCGGCGAGTTAATGTTGGGGTTGTAATTTTTTATAAAAGGTACAACATGGCAGACGAAATAAAAAATATATGGGCAAACATGCACCGATGGACATTTATAATATGCCTTGTTTTAAGCGTAATACTTATCGTTGCAAGTTGGTTTGTGCCGCCTATGGCTGTTGTGGATGGCAGCGTGCTTGCCGCCGTTGGAGAAATATTTGGATTCGCGGCATTAGGAACGGTAATAAACGCGATAGATAAGGGACACAAGGCAACCATTACAAAGGGCGACACCACGCTAACGGTGGGCAAGCAACAAGAAGAAAAAGACAACAAATACGAGGAATATGATACTTGATAAGAAAATTAAAATCATAGCATATTGCATTGAAGCCGCTATTATCATAACCTTGATAGCGTTGGCAATTGCAACGGGCGCAAAGAACCGCACAATAAAGGCGCAAAAGTCCGAAATCACCAACTTGCAAGAACAAGTTGATAGTTTGCAAAACCAATGCAAGCAATTGGGCGCAATGGATGCAATTACCGTTAACGCCACGTTTAACGTCAACAACAAAAACATATTTAGCGTGAACACAACGCAGGCTAACCAAGTTTTGAAAACATACGCCACGTTAACAAGGCAAGAAATATTGGATTCTCTTTACAAAAACTAACATTATGGGGCTTTTCAGCAGAGATAAGAAGATACAAAACGCAGTGCAGGCAAACCAAGTGGATGCCAATTTCCAAACCCCGCCGTTTCTAAACGGTTGGAACCTTTTTAACTTTAAAAAAGGCAAAAGGGATTATGCAGCCTCATACCTTTGGATTTGCTTGGACAGGATAATTAAGGGGTTAAGCAACGTGTCCTTTATCTCAACCAAGGACGATTATGTTGCCAAAGGCATTTGCCATTTTGTAAACAACAACGCAACACTGCTTTTTGACCAATTTGTAAGGCGTGGTTTTATGGTTGTTGGCTATGACAAGGACTACAACTACCAAATACTTGGGCAAAACCAAATCAAGTTGGACACATACGGGCGTGTAATTAACCGCAACGCCGTTGTTGTGTACACACCCGAATACCAAACCATGCGCAAAAGCCCCGTTTTTATGTGCAAACCCATATTGGACATATTAAACGACCTTTGCAACACTTTGGCAAACACAACGGATTCGCTAAACGTTTTGCCCATTATATCGGGCAACAGCATCCCAGCCAACCCAAAATTTAAGGCGGATTTGGAAGCCGCAATGACAAAAAACTACGGTTGGGGCGAAGACCAAATGAAATATTTTTTGTCGCAGGCGGAACTAAACGTGCATACCATTGATTTGGGGGTTGATAAGTTGCAACTAAAGGACAACATAACCTCCAAGTTCAAGGATTTGTTGAATTTTTGGCAAGTCCCCGTGCCGTTGGTGATTGATGACAACTCCACATACAACAACGTAACCGAGGCAAGGCGTGAATTTTACAACGGTTGCATCCGCTTTTACGCCGAAAACTTGCTAATCTTGGCTAAAAACCTTTTGACGGTTAGCGATGTGTTGCTGCCCCAAACCACGTTAAACTACACGTTTAGCAATGTAAGCGAAATGGAAAAAACCATAAGCGGCTACTGTGCGGAGAAAACCGCCTATTTGGATTTGCTTAAAAAGTTTGGCGAAAGCGGTGTTTACGTTGAAGAAGACATACAAAAACTTTACGAGGAAGTTAAAAGGCAAATAAAAGAGGTTTAGCACTATTATTTGAAAAACTTAAATGGAAACAGACTAATGGAACACAACAACAAAATATACATTTACAACCAAGATTTCAAAATTCAAAACGCTGTTCAAAACGATACCCGCCTTAACATTGAGGGTTATTTTTGCCACTACAACAAACCGAACCTAAACAGGGAAATTGTTGATGAAAACAGCTTTGGCGAGTTTTTCAAGTTGTACGGCGAAAAGAAGGTTGTGCCAGCACTAAACTACGACCACACCAACAGTTTAATTGGCGGGGTTGATGGCATTGAAAAACGCAACGATGGCTTGTGGCTAAACGCCCACCTTAACCGCAATGTTGCGTTGGTTAGGGATATGCTTGAACCTTGCATTATGTCGGGCGACATTAACTCGTTTTCAAGCGAGGGCTACATTGTTGGGGGTTGGGACGGAATTACCGAACTAAACGATGGCAACTACTATGTCAAAAACTTTTTGCTTACGGCGGTTGCTGTTGTGGCTGTGCCAGCGGATCCAGATGCAAAGTTTAGTTTGCAAAACTTTTTAAGCGCAAACAAACCCGTTGCACCCGAAACCCCTTATAAATCAAAGTGGTACTTGCTATAATATGTAGTTTTACCACAAAATTAAAGCGGGTGCTTTTGCAAGCACCCGCACACCTTTTTGTAATTGCCAAACAGGTGGGTTGTAATTAAAACAATGTTCTAAAAAGAACGCTGCAAAGATAACATTTTTTCAACACACCCCTTATTATTTTACAAAACACAATACAACAACAATATGAAGAAAGAACTTTTTACCAAATATTTGCAGGACGAACTTGAAGCAAAGAAAAACCTGCTTGTTAAAAACGAACTTTCCGATGAAGACAAAGCGGCTGTTCAAAACTCCATTGATAACCTTGAAGGCATTTTGGAAAAGGTTGAACAAAGCGAAGACGAGGAAGGTTTAATGGAACTTAAAAACACGGTGAGCGACCTAAACGACAAACTCACCGCCATTGAAGAGAAAATACAACAAAACAAAACCGAAGTAAACAAAGATAACATGGACACACAGGAATACTTAAAATCACAAAACTCCTTGCACGATTTCGCCGATGCCATTAAAAACGCGAAAAACGCAAAGGAATTTCAAAAGAATTGGAATGATAAGTTGGTTGCCAACGGCTTTACCATTACCGAGGGTTCCGAATCAGCATTCGTCCCAGAGGCTGTTAAGGGAATGATTAACGATATTTGGGATAGAAACGCAGATTGGTTGCGTGATTTGAACTTTACGGGCGCAAAGAAATTCTATTGCCGTTACAACACCAGCGACCAGACCTTGGAAACTTCAAGGGCAAAGGGACACAAAGAAGGCACAACCAAAGTTGGACAAACCATCAACATGGCTGCTAAACTTTTGGAAGCCCAGTTTATTTACAAAATTCAGGAACTTTCCTACCAGACCATTTGGGACAGCGATGAAGCATTGATCACCTACGTTATTAATGAGTTAGTTGATCAGATACTTTATGAAGTGAAAAGAGCCATTCTGGTTGGAGACGGCAGGGCTAACGATAGCGACTACAAAATCAACTCATTTGAAGCCATTGCAAAAACCACAACCGATGCCTACACAACCGTTTCAACGGTTACAGCCAACGGTTTCTTGGTTGACGATATGAGGGCTATGGTTGATAGCATCAAAAACGACAACAACAAATCCGTTTTGGTGTTTATGGACAAAGCATCCTTAAGAACACTTTCAAGGGTACAGGCTTCCGATAGTTCCACTCCCGTTTACATTCCCACCGAGCAAGTTGCCGAACAAATCGGTGCAACAAGGATTATAACCACCGACCTTTTGGGTGCAAATTACAAGGCTGTTGCCTTTATACCTTCCGAGTACTACCTCGTTGGCGAAAACATTTTGAACCCAGTGCTTTACACTTGGCACGAAGGTTACAAGAATGTTGATGTGTGGAGATACGAATGCGTGGCTGGCGGCGGCATTAACGCAATGCAATCATCCGCTGTTTTGAAAGCCAACTAACCATTAACAATGCGGCACGGGGGCTTGCAATATGGTAAGCCCCATTATTAAAACAAATTACAAACGAACATAAACAAAACAAGATATGGCAAACTTATGTACTAAACTTTTGGATTCATGCCTAAACGCAAATTGCGACAATCCGATATATCAAGGCGTTGACGCCGTTGCCTACATCTTCAACCACAGCGAGGTGGAATCCCTCACCTATGACCAAACCAATCCGAACTTGGTTACGGCAATTAACATGAAGGAGAACGAGGGTGTTGCCTACACGGGTTACAAAATCAACCAATTTGGCAAAACCCCGTACACTGGAACCACCACGACTATGACCGAGGGCAACATTTTTAACAGGTATGATTCGGAATTTCACTTTATCGTACCCGACAACTCACCCACATCCGCAAAACTTATTGACGCTTTGAAAGACGGCAAGTTTGTGGTTGTTATCAAAAACGAGTACGAAGGCACTGACGGCAAAGGAACATTCCAAATTTACGGCGGCAAAAAAGGCTTGGTTGCATCCGCAATTGAAGGCGCAAAATACAGTGACGACACCGAAGGCGGTTGGGCAATTACCCTAACCGAAACTGGTTCCCCCGTTTCAGCCCTTTTCCTTGAACACACAAGCGGAAGCGGTGCTGACACCGAAACCTACCTTGAAGGCTTGGTTGCTTGCGAGTAGGCTGTTATAAATAAATTGAATTGATACTTTCTTTCATACTTATTTTTGGTTAACAAGGCAGGGGCGGCTAAACACCGCCCTTTGCTATATAAATACCAAGACAAATATATGTTGGATATATGGACAAAGAAAAACTTTTACAAGCGGCTAACGCCATAACAAACCCGCTAAAGCAAAAAGAAGAAATTTATATGCTAATGGACGCACTTGGTTTGTCGTATAAGCGTACCAACTGCGGGCGTTGCCTTAAAGACTATTTGAACATCGTCAAAGAGGAACTTAAAATGATTAAAAACGCCGCCGAGGAAAGCGATTTCAACGCCGAAACGGATGAATGGAAATACATTTACATACATCCGAGGACGGTTTTGTGGAAAGGGCATAAAATAAACCAAAGCACGCCAAAGGCGGTTGTTGATGAATTTATTAAGGAACACCCAAAAGGGTTTTACACCAAACAATTTATTATTAAAGAAAACAACGATAGCATGATAACATTACCTTTTAACTACATAGCAGAAAACAACGCCGTTCACAACGTTGTTGAAAACGTTTCTGGCGTACCTTTCCCAGCTGGCTTGCCAAGCACCGAGGAAACAAATGACAACGATAACGATAACGAAATAGTGGAGGGCGAATAATATGGCAAAAGATTTATTTTTGATACCGCTTGGCGGAAGCGGAGGCGGTGGTGAAAGAGGCATACAAGGTGTACAAGGCGCAACTGGTGCGCAGGGAACCGCAGGAACAAACGGCTTGCAAGGCATACAAGGCTTTGCTGGACAAAACGGAACCAACGGTGTTGATGGTTCACAAGGCATACAAGGAACCGCTGGAACCAACGGTGTGGATGGGCAACAAGGCATTCAAGGCATCGCTGGACAAAACGGAACCAACGGTGTTGATGGTTTGCAAGGAATACAAGGAATTATGGGCTTGCAAGGTGCAACGGGAAGCGGTGGCGGTACACGTTACGACATTTCAACCAAATCGCAAGCCGAACTTGCCGATTTCTACCAAAATTGGGAAACCGTAATGGCTTCCAACGATGTTTATGTTGGCATATACCCCGTTACTTCGGTTATACCAGAATACACCGTGCAAGGCTACACCGCATTGTTGTTGGAGTACAACACAAGTTTTGCGCTTGAAGCGGATGCAACAACCCAAACCCCCGTTGTAAAGGGCGATGTTGGGGCATATTACATCTTGCCAAACGGTATGGGCGGAACCTATGGCACGGATGTTACAATGCCTTCGAAAAACTATGTGGATGCGGTTGTTTCTGGAATCCAAGCAATACAAGGAATACAAGGAACCGCTGGAACCAACGGTGTGGATGGCTTTCAAGGAATACAAGGAATTATGGGCATTCAAGGCGCAAGCGGTGGCGGTGGAAGCAAAATAGAACTTACAACATTGCCAATGCAAGACCTTTTGCAATTCTACCAAGACACGTTTGCGGGAACAATGAAGGACTTTTCGCAGTACACCGCTGGCGGCTACCCGCTAATTAACGCCTACAAAATGAACGCTGGATGGGTTGTGGATACGAGTTATTTAACTGGTACTGAAGGAACCACATACACCACCGATGGCACGGAGGTTGCAATAGTTATGAACCAAAAGGTTAATGCGGTTGGATCGCAATGGAACGAAACTCAAAGAAACCTTTACACCTACATAACGTTGTTTTCACCCACCATTTACCAAACATACGGGCAAACAATTGATATGGATATAAAGATTGGTTACGACCAAGTTGCGCAATTGCAATTTGTGTTGGCGGATGACAGCATTGTAAACTACACGATGCCGTTAACACAGTTGTAGCCAAAACACAACACGACACAACACTTAAAAGGGCTTCCCAGTTGAAGCCCTTTATTATTATAGCAAAGACATATTAATATGGGCGATTACATAATGAGAATAGACGGGCAAACCGTTAAAGCGGCAAGCATCAACGGTTCCGATATAAAGGAAATAAGAAACGCAACAACTCAAACGGTGCTTTGGCGCAAACCCGCACCCAATTACTTTTACTTTGAGGATAGAAGCGGGGCGGCTAACAGCATTTCAATAACCAAAACGGGTGACCAAGCAGAGTGGTTAAGTTTGGAATACTCCACCGATAAAGAAACTTGGACAACTTGGGATTTTGCGCAAACATTAACATTGCCCGCCAACGGCAGGGTGTATTTGAAAGGCAGTAACACCTATGGTTTCGGGCAAAACAACACAAACTACCACACTTTTAATTGCACGGGCAACTATGCGGTTGGCGGTGACGTGTGGAGCATAATGTCCGAAAATGTTTCCGTAATAACAAGTAGGTTTATGTCCAGAACATTCCAAAACAGCGCAACGCTGGTGGATTGTTCGCAACTTTCGATACCCAATATGCCAATGACAAGCACATCGTTTACTTGGACGTTTGCAAGTTGCACCAATCTAACAAGCGTAATGGAAAGCATCCCCGTTACACACTATGGTGCAAGTGGGGAGAACAGTGAATTGTATATGATGTTTAACGCAAGTTACTCTTTAACAAACTTCCCAATGTTTCCAAACATAACATCATTGAATAAAAACTGTATGCGTGCAATTGCTTCTACAAGCACTGCCAACCCAAACACCACACTAACTTACGTTGATTTGTCAAATATTGAAACCGTTTACACGCAAGCACTTTATCAAGCGTTTATACATTGCAAAGCGTTGGAAGTTGTTAAAATCGGCATAAGCGCATGGGGTGACTTTGAAGATAGTACAAGCGATTACTATGACACCACACACGAATGGTTGGGCGATGTGCATTCAACGGGTGTGTTTTGCAAAAACGCAACATTGCCCGTTACAAGAGGCAACAACTACATCCCCAACAATTGGAGCATTGCCGACCTAAACGGCAAACTTTACGCCCCCGTAATTACCAACAACAACAACACCATAACAATTGCCGAAGCGGAAGGCGGTGCAAGTTGCCAAATCTTTTACACCGTTGATGGCAGTACGCCAACACCCGAAAACGGCACACTTTACACACAACCGTTCACAGTAAGCGAAAATGTGACCGTTAAGGCAATAACCCATTACAACGGCAACAGGGCTGATTTAATAACCGATAGCGATGTTGCTTGGGCTGGCACAATACCCGAACCAACGCTAACAGCCCATGGTGCAGGAAGCGGACATGGAAGCGAAACAACTTGCAGCGGACTGACCTACCACAATTGGACAATAAGAATGAAAACAACGGGTGTTGAAGGCGTTACCTACTACTTGAATTGGGAAAACGCCAACAACGCAACAACCTTCCCCGAAGACCCAACAACAACAACCTATGATGCAACGGCAACATACAGCGGGCAAGTTGGAACTGTTGAAGCCGATAGCGAATGCAGGTACACCGTGACACTTTGCGATGCGGATATGGTTGGGGTGTACGCAAACTTTAAGGTAATTGGCGTTAGAAACGGTTATGTTTCAAGTGTTTCGTCCCTATCAATAGAAAACCCAAACCCAATACAATAGCAAGCCATGCAACTGACAAACAAAATTCTTAACATACTAAACAGCATCACGGGAATAAAAACCGTGCTTTACGAAAGCGGCTACGGAACAAACTTGCGGCTTGACCGCCGTGAAACGCCCGCAGCCATCTTGTATATGCTCCAAGAGTACACCATAGACTTGGCAAAGGGCGTAAAGCGTGAAATTGTGGATGTTGAGGTGTTTATATGCGACCGTTGCGACCTTGCCGCCAAAGGCGAGGTTGTCCAGCAAAAACTTGACACGTTGTTGCCATACGTCAACCAATTCATTGCATCCGTGCTAAACGAAAAGACATTAATAGTTGAAAATGAAACCGTTAATGTGAAATGCGCCATAGGAAGGTTTGATTGCAACGTGTGCGGGTGGTCGCTTGAAATGAAAGTAGCCGAAAGGCAAGGCGGGTGCATTGACGGCGATACCAGCGGCACAAACCAAATCGTTATAACCAGTAACGGCATACACAACGTTGCCGCATACGGCGAGGCGTTGGTAAACGTCCAAGGCGGTTCCATTGTTTTGCAAGAAAAGACGGCGGTTGCCAACGGCGTTGTAACGCCAGACACGGGTTATGACGGCTTAAGCAAGGTAACGGTGCAAGTGCCAACACCAACACCCGAAATACGCTTGCAGGAAAAAACAACCGTCACCAACGGCTATGTCACGTTTGACAACGGATATGACGGCTTGCAGGGCGTTACCGTGCAAGTTCCGCAACCATCGGGAAGAATAAGCGTTGACATAACCAGTAACGGCACGGAAATATGGGACGTTGCAAACTACGAAAGCATCGCCATCACCACCGCCGTCCCCACACAAACCTGCGACCTTTACACGGGCTTGACGGTTGAAGCCAACGGCATTTACGACCCATTAACCTACAACAAAGATGGCTTTTCAACGTTTGTGGTGAACATACCGCAACCCCAAGGCACTTTAAGAAGAACCATAACCCAAAACGGTGTTGAAACGGTTGATGTGAGGCTTTGGGAAAACATTGAAATTACAACGGCTGTGCCAGATGTGCCTTGCCAATTGGAAACACTAAACATCACCGCATCACCAAGCCAACTGCAACCAACATACAACCCAAGCGGAGAAGGTTTTGACCAAGTAAACATTAACTTGCAATTAAGTGAAAAATACGAAACCTACACATTGCAAAGCCAATTTGATAGTGTACAATACGATGTAAGGGACAACGATTACATTTACATAAACTTGGATGCAAGTATGTTGCCCGCACAATGCCAAGGCAATTTGCCCGTAACCATAACAAACACTGGAATTGAATATGTTAATTGTTGCGGGTATGAAAGCGTTTCAATTGACACCACGCAAATACAAAGCACAAACACTTGGAAAGGCACTTGGGAGCAATACCAAGCGATTTTCCCAAAAGATTCCAATACATTGTACTTAATAACCGACTAATATGGCAATAGATTTTACTGGAGTTACCAATGTTTTTATGGGCGGGGACACTGTTTACTCCGCCGATACCTCGTTGCAAGCCGTTTGCCAAGGCGAAACCGAGCAATGGTCTTACACCGACCAAGGGTATGTCTGGCGTATTATGGGAAGCACTTACAGCGGTTACGATAGTTTTAGTGTTGGGGATGTGGTTTGCATTGCAACGAATAGTGGCTCATGGCGTGGCGCAAAAACAACGGATACACTCGGATGCAGTTTGGCGGACAACTTTTTAACACGTACAAGCGACAACTATTACATAGACATTGATGGCTATTACTCGGTTATGACTTGGACGGATGCAATTGGAAGCGATGGCGTAACCATTGGCTGGCACTTGCCCGATAAAACAAGCCAATTAAAAATGGTGAGTCATTCTTATGTTGTTAAGCAAACCGACAACAACGGTGTGTACGCAAGGCTTTCACAAGGGTACGGAAGCCTTGGAACAAAAACAATCAACAACGATGTATTTGCAACAATGTACCCGTTGGGCGGTTCAACCTCAACCCAACAATGGTGGTTTACTTATGACAAAAACTCTTACGGCAGCAACCAAGCCAAATGGCTTTATGGACGAATAGTAAACAAAGATGGCACACAACATTACCTTTACAGCAGCAACGGAAATTTAGCCCTTTCCCCAAATTCAATAGATTCTTCTGCGTATAATTATTCTGTTATTTTAAAGCGTGTTAGGATAGCCCAATGAAAATAACAAAGCGCACCAAAACGAAAGATATTTTGCCCCTGCTAACACAAGCAACTTTGAAGGAATTATTGGAAAAAGTGCCAGCGGTTCCTTTGAAAAAGCCCGTGTTAGCAATGTCAATCGGTGAATTTGGTGAAATTGTAGAGGATGAAGAAATTTACATCGCCAAGTTGCTTAAACACCGCAAAGCGTTAAAGGCGTTTGGCAGGTTAAAGCAATACAAGCAGGAAATGGAGGCGTTGGCAAAGTTCTTTAAGTTATATGAAACCAAGAAAAGCCAAGAAGAAACCGCAGCCGCCAAGGGTATAATATTCCCAAACCTTGCTCAACGTATGCTTATTGATTGTGTGGGATGGTTTCACCTTAACAACACCGAAGCGGCGGAGAAAATAAAGGTGAGCGAGTGGTTAACATTGTGGCAAGACGAAGCGGCAAATATGCTTTACCAACGCCAATACATGAACATTATGGACGCTAAAAACAAAGCCAAGAGGAAATGAAATTTGAAATAATTGATAGCGACACACTAAACAAGGTTGAAAATTGGGCTGATAAATTGGTCAAGCGCATACAAGTGGAGATGCAGAACCAAGGCTTAAACGCATCGGGCAACCTTTCAAATTCGTTGGAATACGTTATTGAAGACAACCACATTCAAATTCTCGCAAACCCATACTTTCTTTATGCCGAAAAAGGGCGCGACAAGGGAAAAGTGCCTTGGAACTTTACCGATATTTTGGAGACTTGGATAGCCGATAAGCACGTCACCGTACCCGCCAAGTTTCAAACCCCAAGGCAGTTTGCTTGGGCGATCAACACCAAAATACGCAAATACGGCAGTGACAAGTACCGCAACCCAAGCCACAGGCAAGATGTTTTGGAAAAACCAATGTCGGAGTTGTTGCCCGAACTAAACAACATCTTGCAAAACCGAGTTGTTCTGTATGTGAACGACAACCTGTTTTAATATATGCAACCTATATATGGATATATGTTGGATATATAGAAAAGGGCTAACTAATTAACAGTTAGCCCTTTAAGTTGGTTAAATGGTTTGGTTCAGCGTTTCTCCACAACTTCAAGCCCCAATATATCGAAGCATTTCTCCAATTTTGCCATTGGCATTGGGCGTTGTCCAAGCAAAAAACTGCTAACAGCCTGTTGGTAAGAACCCAACTCCTTGGCGAGTTGTTGTTGCGTTACGCCCTTGCTTTTCATGGCATTCTTAATTATGGTTTTAAAATCGGTTTTCATAGGGCGTTGGTTTAAGATATTAAAACATAAACATATCAAAGGCTCTTTTATACCAGCTCTCAACGTTAATGCTTCTCCACAATTCCTGTTCTAATTGGTTCATGTTGGGATTTCCTTTTGTGTAATTGCAATAGAACCAATCTTCACACATTTTTCCAAACCCTTCAACCTTTTTATCCACATCCACAATACACTTTTCATAGGATATGTTTCCAAACACACACGTTTGCCAAAAACAATAGGATGTTTTCACTGCATTTAAAAGGTTTACTGCTTCGTAATCATACACACTTGTTGTGGATTCTTTGTAAAGTTTGTATTTTGCGTATTTTGCGTATTTTGCGAAATAAAAAACGCACCACATAAAATGCCTTGCCGCTTCGTTTGCAAGTGGGTCTTCGCACCAAGGACTTACAACAATATAATCAATTTTATCCCCCTTCATTTTTCTAATTTGTTCACCCCAACTATTAATAACATTGTTGAGGTAGGTAAGTCTGCGGCATCTTTGCTTGTCGGTTATGGTTATATAATCGAAATCGTCACCGACATTGTTAGGGATGTGGTCATTAATAGCCCAATCACCATAACCATTATTGATAAGGTCATCGTCTTCAACACCGTACGATTGTGCGATTTCGTGCCATTCCTTTTTTGCTTTTGCAAGGTTTTCCTCATACCAAGCAATTGTTCTAACTTCAGCGTTTACGTTCGCCACCCTTTCGTTATTTTTCATTGTTCTAAAATTTTAAGGTTATTAAATTTGGTTAGTTGTTTTCAATTGCAAGTACTAAACTTTCTTCAAGTTCTGCTATTTTTTCAAGTAATTTTTTTTTCTTTTATACCGCAACGCACCCAATACCCGTTGTGTCTTCTCCACCAATCCACATCCTTCTCTTCGTTCAACCCCATATTACCCACTCTGATGTAATCACCATCACGTGTATCTTCAACAAATTGCCCACCGTAGTTAAAATTATTGTCGTAAATGTTGTAAAAATGGTGGTGTCCAATTTCGGATTTCATTCCATCACCATCTAATAAAAACGGTTTAATTTCTTTCTTTTTCATACTTTTTAATTTTTAAGGTTATTACTATTGTTTATTATAATTCATCTTCGCTCATAAAGGCTTCTTCCAATGCCGTATTGTAGGCTTTTTCAAGGTCTTCGCCAAGTCCGTACCAAATGCCTCTGTTGTTGGAGTAGGGCATAAGCAGCATAAACGTTTGCATTGCTGCATATTGTGCGGTAAATGTGTCCACATCAAGCACCTCATCATAAAACTTTTGCAAATCGGCAACCGTTTTGCAATTAACAGCTTTGTCAAAATCACCAAGGTTGTCAAAGTCCAATAGTAAGAACGATTCAACGTCAACTTGTTCGGCTTTTTCATAGCAACCGCTTTCGTTGGCAACAAAAAGTCCAAGGTTGTAAACAAGTGCTTCGGCGTTTTCCTCGAAGGTTTCGTCCTCGAAGGTTTTGCCAGTTTCAACTTCTAAATAAAGGTTGGTGTTGATTTTCACATTTTCGTTTTTTTCTAACTTTTTCATTTTTTCTAATTTTTAAGGGTTGTTAATTTTTGTCGTTTTTGTCCTTAACTTTACACCGCAAAAATACAACAAATTTGTAGTACTGCAATAGGAAAAACAAAAAAGTTATTAACAAAATTAACAACGCCTGAACTATTTGTTATCAATAAGTTACAAATTGACAGCATAAGTTATTAACAAAATTGTTGATAAGAAATTGTCAAGAAATTGATAAAATTTCGCATAAATCTGGCGTGCAGCCCAAAAAACCGCACAAAAAGTTTAGCCGCAAACCACCAACTTTGGCAACTTGCGGCTAATCAATAAGATATGGAAAAACAAAAGGGTAACTATTTAACAGTCACACCTTTAATCGGTTACTCGGTAAAAATAGGTTAGTTCATCGCCTTTAAGGTTATCAACGGCATAGGCATCGGCTTCTTTCCACAATTTATCATAAAGGGCGGCAAAGTCCTTGTTTCCAGCCTCCCACCATTGCCATATCTTGTGGTTAAGCACTATAACCAATTCGGTAAGGTATTCATAATTTTCCTTCCATTCGTTGAACGCCCGCTTGTAGGTGTCCAACACGGCACTTTTGCCAAAGCGGTCTGCAATTGTAAAATCTTGCCAAAAAGTTGTTTTCCAATTCATGTTTTTCGTTGTTTTTAATTACACCGCGAAAATACAAAATTATCTAACAGTCTGGTTGTGAGGAAGTTAGAAAAGTTATTAACAATTTTTTGGGGTGTAACTCCAAACAAAACCGTATGCTTGCTTGAGTTTGCCGTTGCAACAATAGGATATATGTCCTTGGTTAAACCCCAACACTCTTACAATTTCCATTGTCGAACACCACTCTTTTACCAATATACCATCTTTGGTGTATTGGTAAACTTTTTTGGATTTTCGGGGGTCGTTTTTTTGAACTTTTGAATTGGATTCACCAGACCTTTTATTGCGTGTACCGTAATTAATGTTGTAACTGTGTCCACACCATTCAAGATTTTCAACTCGGTTATCGTTTTTAATTTCGTTTTTATGATTAATAAAGGGTAAGTTATCTATATTAGATATAAAACACTCGGCAACAAAGCGATGTGCAAGCGTTGTTTCACCATTGCAATGGAATTCTAAATACCCATCTTTATTTTGCCTTTGCTTAATCTTACGCATTGTACCCGTGTTATGCCAATTCAACTTGTAAATGCTTCCATCTCTATTTACAAGATAGCCATCTTTTATAGCCCATATTTTTTCATTTTCTATCATAACTAATGTTTTTGGTTATTATTAAGTAAACTACTGATATAATATAATAAAAAACACAACAATATATGGCTTCTAATAATGTTGGTTCAACTAAACAAGTGGTGATTGACCTAAAGTTGTTACCCAATGATACTGTCCGCACGATACAAGACTTGCAAACCAAGATAGCCAATCTTAAACAAGTGATGGAGGGCATGAAACAACAAGGTTTGCAAAACACCGAAACGTATATTAAGTTGGAGGGTGTTATGAAAGATATGCAAAACACCCTGCGAGCCAATCAAAAGGTGTTGGTTGCCGAAATACAACAACAAAAGGCAAACGGTGATAGCATCAACGCATTGAGGGGACAACTTAAATCTTTGCGTGCCGCTTATGAAGATTTAACCGCAGCTGAACGCAACAGTGCAAAAGGCACTGAAATGTTGGATAAAATAAGGGAAGTAACCACCGAACTAAAAAAGGCTGAAGAAGCCCAGATGGATTGGTCAAGATCGGTCGGAAATTACAAATCAGCCCTTGAAGGTTTGCCTTTCGGCAAGGTTATAGCGGGTTTCAACCAACTTTCCCAAGGAACGGGCAAGTTAAGCGTTGCCATTAAGAACGGTGCTTTAATGGTTAAAACTCTTGGCAAGGAGTTTTTGGCGTTGCTTGCCAACCCCATTGTTGCGGGCATTGCCGCCATTGTTGCCGTTGTGATGAAACTAACCGATAGCATCAAGAAAAACGATGAGGCGATGACCGCCCTGCAATCGTTGATGGCTTCCTTACAACCCGTGTTAAACATAATTGAAAAGGGTTTCCAAGCCATTGTTGGTGTAATTACAAAAGCCATAAACGGCATTTCAAACTTTATCCAAAAGGTAATGCAATTGGTTCCTGGACTTCGCGAGTACAGCAAAGCCAACGAGGACGTGGTAAGGTCGGCGGATGCCTTGGAGGACAAGGAACGCGAATACACCCTTAACAACGCCAAAAGGCAAAAGGAAATAAGCGAATTGCGCAACAAGGCGGTGCAATCCGATAAGTATTCCGCCAACGAGCGCAAAAAGTTCTTGCAACAAGCAATGGACTTGGAGAAGGAAGACTTGGGCGAAAAACGCGACATCGCCTCCGAAAGATACCGCATTGCAAAAGAAGAAGCCCTTTTAAGCATTGGCGTAACCGAAATGACCAAAGAAGCGTGGGCAAGGTTAAGCGATGAAACCAAAAACCACCTAACCGATTTGGAAGCCGCAATGGTGTTGGCGGAAAAGGAATACAATGACGGCACAAGGCGTATGCAAAGCCAGATCTCAACGCTATCCAACACGGGGGCAAGCACCCGCAAGGAAAGGCTTAAAAACGAGCGCGAAGCCCTTAAGGAACTTGAAAACACCCTAACACAAGGCATCAAGAACATTTACGATAAGGAAACGGCAGCAACTACCGCCGCATACACCCAACAAATAAACGCCCTAAAGGAAAAACTAAACACCGAAAAGAACCTTACCAAAGCCGCAAAGCAATACATCAACCAACAAATTGTGTTGTTGGAAAGCGATTTGCAATTAAAACTTGGTGATATAAGGGAGCGCAGGGACAAAGAACAATGGCAAAAGCAACTTGAAAACGCAAAATCCTACTACACAAGGCTATTGGGTAACCTTTCAACCGAGGACGCAAGGGTGCAAGTGCGTTTGGAAATTAACGACTTGGACACCAAACTTTTGAAGGCGCAGTTGCAAACAATTGTGGATGATGCAAGGGCGGTGTTTAACCAAGCCCAAACCGATTTGGAAGGCGATGTTGAAAAAGGCTTGCCCAGCCTTGACTACAACGAACTTGCCTTGAAATATTCAAAGGTCTGGGAGGCTTACGGCATTGTAACGGGCGATAACATCGCCAAAATGCGTCAATTGGTTGCGATATACCAAAGCGATATGGAAAAAGCGGAAGCCGAGTACCAAAACAACCTTTTGCAAATAGACCAAGCGGCGGCAAACGAGCGTTTGCGCATACAAAAAACCTCGCAGGACAAACAATGGGACTTGGCAATTAAGCACCAAGAAATTTTAAGCCAAATTCAAGGCGCAAAAGACCTTGACCAATACCGCTTCAACGAGGTTGAAAAGACCCGCATACTTGCCGAGCAATCCGAGGAAAGGCTAAACGTTGCAAGGAACGAACACCAAAGAATGGCGGATGAGCGTGCCAAGTACACCGACAACGAACTTGCCGCCCTTTACGGCAGCGTTGAAGAGTTTAATGTAAAGTTTGCCGAAAGCGAATTAAAGGTTGTTGAAGCCGAAGTTGCGGTTAAGGATGCATTGCTTGCCGTTGGACAAGCCAACACCCAAGTCAAGGCTAAAATGATTAACACCGCCACCGCTGTAATGCAGGCAATGAACAGCGTTGTTGGCAGCATTGGCGATGTATTCAACACACTTGCCGAAAGCGATGAAAAATATCAAGGTTGGGCTTTGGCTTTAGCCGAATTGCAAATTTTAATTAGCACCGCAATTTCCATAGCCCAAGCCATTCAAGGCGCAATTACGGCGGCGGCTCAAACGGGTATAGCAGCACCGTTCACTGCCCCGCTATTCATTGCAGAGATGGTGGGAATCGTGGTTAGTGGAATTGCAAACGCAACAGCAACCTTGCTAAAGGCAAAGCAATCAAAGCAATCAAAACCAAAGTTTGCAGAAGGAGGCTTGGTTGGAAACAAAACCACAAGGCGCAAGGATGATACCGTTAACGCCAAACTAACATTGGGCGAGTATGTAATACCCGCCGAAGTGGTTAGTGATTTGGGCGTTGGCTTCTTTGACCAAATTATTGGCAAAAAAGGCAAAAAACTGCCTCAAATTGGCGGTTTTGAAATACCGCATTTTGCCAGCGGTGGTGTAGTACCAAACTTAACAAGCATAACGCAAAATATGTCGTTTGATTACGATGAAATGCGCGATGTTATGCGCGATGCAATGTCGGATGCCCTTGTTGAAATGCCAAACCCAGTTGTAAGTGTTAAGGAAATCACCAACAAGCAAAAGCGTGTGCAAGTAAAAGAGAACATCTCCAAGCAGTAACTATAAATATGTAATAAATTCAAAGCAAAATGCGCGAATATACCAACAACAACATAACAATTACCTATCCAGATACCACTTCCTACCTTTACGATAACTTGTTTGTAAAGTTGGAAGACGCTTCAAACAACGCCATTGGCGCGAAGATACGGGTAACGGACTTGGCAAGCAACCAATACAGGAAATTGCAATACTTTGGCGAAACACCTTTGTTGGTGTTTAGCCTTAACGACACCATTCAAAGCCTATACCACGATGCCATTTCCTTCAACGTTGTAATTGACATTTACCAAAACGGCTTTTTGGTGGATAGTTACGGATTTGATACCGACATTATGAACGGGCGCACATTGCCCTTAAGAAGCCACGGCAGTGCAAGAACCATTTACGCATACAGCGAAAACGATTTGCACAAAATAGGTTTCATTTTCCCCGCAAGCGGCAACTTAAGCGTCAACGGACACGGCATACCAATAATTGCTGGAGGCTACACTTCGCTTGACCTGCGCTCGTACATAACCGAAACAGGCACTTACCAACTTTGCTTCCACGCGGGTGCAAAAGGCGATGGCGGCACTTCGCAATCAACCGTTAGCATTGTAAATGTTGCCGATATAACACCTTTTAGCGCGAAGGCGCAGTTGTGGTTTACCGACACCAGCGGTGATGTGCCAAGCGGTGACAAAGGTGGAGGTGTTTGGGAGGATGATAAGTTTTACCTTGAAAGTTACTGCATGACATTGGTTTACGAAGAGGAATGCCCTGACTTTAACTTTTTTGAAACCCGCTACCTTGATACAGATGGCATTATGCGCTACTTGGGCGGCAAAATCATAGAAGAAACCACAAGCGCAAGCGGTGATAACTTTTATCGAATGGACACCTCAACCGTTATTAGAAACATTTCAAGAAGGTACATAAGCGATAGCGCGGACACCGTTAAAATAGGCTACCAAGACCTGCGCAGGGATAGTTATTGGACTGATATTTTGTTGGCGGATAAGGTTGAATTCCTTAACTACAACGGTGATTGGATTGAATGCAGCGTTAAAACCAACAAGGCAACCGCCACAAGCGATGAAGCAATGGATGTTGAAATAGAATACGAAATACTTAAAGGCTAACAATGAACAAAATAAACCTTTACATTAACGGCAAAACATTGGACATTTACTCCCAAGATATAGAATGGTCTTGGGAAAACATTCGTTTTAGCGATGGCATAAAAGACCAATACTCAACCGATATTTCGTTGCCCAAAACCAACAACAACATGAACATATTGGAGGTTTCGGGGTTGTTGGATAGTCCAACCCAACTTTACGGCACGCAGTTAACCCCATCAACATTGGAAATTAACGGGCAAATGATGGATGTGTATGTTGAGGTTGCGGGAATTACCGAAGATGAAATTAGCATTTGCCTTTACCAAAGGACTTTGCCCGATAAGGTGTTTGGCAAAAAGTTGAGGGATTTTGTGCATGATGACTACAACAGCATTTGGGTGTGGAGTGTTAACACCCTAACGGCTTACCCGCAGGCTTTTCCAACCTACAACTACGGCAGCGCGTATATGCCAAATCTGGCTATGAAACACCCCACCAGAAGGCTTAACGATGTAATAAACGATATAAACAACACATTGCAAGATTTCACCTTGCCTGCGGTGGATAACGCGCTTATGCTTATGGGTGCGCAAAAATATGTATGCCCGCAAAACACCAGACAAGTTATTGAATTTGCTTGCAATTTGGACGACAACGAACTTGTATTGGCGGGCGGGCAACACATAACCAACGACCTTGATGGTTGGGATGGCAATTCAAAGGTTATGGAAAGCACCACAACCGAGTTCACATACAACCGCAGTTGCACCGCAACCATGCATTTCTATGTGAGTTGGGGCAGGAAAATAACAACGGGCTTAAACACCTTTATGGTTTCGCTAATGCGCAACGGCGTGTTTGAATACGGTTTGCAAATCAATACCACCAACCTCGGCAGGCGCAACGGCTTGGTTGAAAGAACCATAACGGTTAGCATAAACGAGGGCGATACCTTCAAATTGGTTTTGGGAAGCGGTACAACCACAAATTCCCCAAACAAGTTTCAAATGTTGGCTGGCGTTTTGGATATTGAATACTCAAACTACGAAATAACCGAGGACGATTACGATACCGAGTTGGTTTATTGCCACAGGCATCCGACATTGAAGCAATGGTTTCCCGATAACACCATACTTGAACACCCCTTTGATGGCAGAACCGAGGATTTTTACATTTACAATTGGGATGGCTCTTTGAACCAAGGCGATAGTTTTTCAATAACATTTCCTTGGCGCGGTATTTCATATATCGGCTATTGGTGCAACATCGGTGACATAACCCTAAAAGAATTGTACTTTGGTATTTGTTGGTTGTACCAGCAAAAGCCAAAAAGGGAAATGAACACAATGCAACTAATTAGTGCCGATGAAACAATTACATTGGAAAAGGCAACAATTACCGAAATAAAGCCAAGTTCGGATCAACTCGGGCAAAACACCAATGTTTCATGGTCTGATGGCGAACACCCAACAACACTTACAACCATTAACAGCGTGTGGTTGGAGGAAAACGTCAAAAGGCACGAAAGCCCCTTTATGTATGTTGACAAGGTTGCGGGCGGCTTGGCAAGGGTTAGGCAATACACCATCACAAGTTCCTACAACGAGGATGGGGAAACGGTTTGGGATGTTGATTACGAGGAACCAAAGGGCGCGGTTTTGCTAACATACGGACAATACGGCAGGTTGCAACATTGGGGCTTGCTACCTCCACCGCCAATTAGCAAGATGGGAATTGATAAATTGAAAACTTGCATGGCGGTAACAATTACCTGCTTTGACAAGGAAGTTGCCGATAAGGACTATCTATATTACAACGGTCGGAAGTTTATGTGCGTGAATGGGAACACCGAAATATCAAACGAAACCAGCACCATTAACGCCTTGCTGATTACTGGAGTTGACCCGACCATACACGAATTTCAACCATAACAAATTATTATTTAATAAAACATTAGAATATGGCTACAATTACAGATACTTATTTGGAGGTGTATCTTGGCACAACAGCATCAGGAACTTTGGTCGGACACCAAATACACGAAAGCGGAAGCCCAGAATACATTAATTTAGATGATGAATCGCTTGGCGTTGACTTAAACCCAGGAACTCGCTATTGCGCCCGTGCAAAATGCAAAAACAGCGATAACGTTGAAAGCGAATGGTACGGACCCGTGCCGTTTCAAACCAAGATATTTGCTGAACTTACAAGCGTGACGCCGTCTTGCAGAGGCACATTAAGCGCAGTTGGAACACTAACCTACGACACCAACGACAGTGTAGTGCAAGTCACCCATTGCGGCGTGTGGTACAGCAAAAACTCAAGCGGCGCAAACTACTTGGTAGCCGATGATGGAGATGGCAGGGACTTTACTGGACAAGGAATACAGTTTGGAACCAACTTGGAAGAACATCAAACCTACTATGTTGTTCCTTTTGCAACCGACCAGAACGGGGAAACCTACAACGGGAGTTGGGCATACGCAAGACCAGTACAAACTTTGTACAACCCCCCGACAATTCAAATTCAAAGCACCACCCATACCTACAACAGCGTTGGAGTATCGGTTGTTCTTAATTCAACCGATTCCTTAAAGGCAAACTATTGCTATGTTGAAATGTCAACAAGCGGCGGCACTCCTTACAAGAAACTTTTAACAACCACGAAAGGCATCTCGCAAACGGTTGTTTTCGAGGATGGACAAACGGACGATAACGGCAACATTATGAGCATTTTGGCTGGCACAATCTACACCGTCAGAATTTCCGCCCAAAACAACGAAACAAACGGATGCTACCATTCCGAAACCACAAGTGTTACCACAGACCAACCATCTCCCGCAAGCATTAGTTTAACAATATCCGATGTTACACCAACAAGCGCAAGGGCGAACTTAACTTACCCGCAAGACGGCGGTGCGGTGGTGATACCAGACACGCAACAATAACTTGCAACAATTTGAAAACAATTTGGGGGCGGGCATTAACCGCCCCTTTATTATTATAAAAAACACTGTAAATGGCTATAACTGAAACAGGCGTGGTGGTCACCACGCTGCAAGGAATACAAAGAACATACACCGAACAAGGACAGGCTTTGCAAATTGTAATGGACGGTTTAACACCCAACACCGCATACCAAGCAACCGCCTATTGCATTGACAACGGCATTCAAAGCACCAGCAACACCGAGAGTTTCACAACATTGGTGGCGGGTACAATAGCACTAACACGACAATCAATGGCAAGGCAGGGTTCGGACTACGTTATTGTTTACACCTACACCTCTACATACGCACTTTCTTCAAGCGTGTTAAGGGTGGGCAGTACCGCCGCCGCACAAGGTGTTATTGCGGGGAATTCTATTACTTTCACCATTAGCGGTCTAACCCCTGGAGATGCGTATATATATGACGTGACGAGCATTGACATATACACCGAAACCGACAACTTTCAAAGCTCGTTTGTGATGCCTGTGGTGAACACAATTAACATTACAAGCACCGACCCAAGCGATACGGCGGTGGAAGTTGAATTGGAATACACGGTTGATGGCGGGTTCTACGAAGGTTTCGTTTCGTGTTGGGGCGAAAACCAAGACCCCGACACCGACCCTTCTTTGATACACTGGGCATTTTCCAACGGCGCGGACATTGTAAATTGCAACAACCTAACGGCGGGAACAACTTACAAGTTCAGAGCGGAAATAGTGCTTGGCGATATGACCACGAAAATAAGTTCAAGTGTGGTTACGGTTACAACGGAGGCTGATGTTGATTACTTGTTTATAAGGAACACTTCTTCAAGCAATAACGAAACGATTAAAATTCAAAGAAACGGATCACCAACAACGGGAACTGATTTGTCGTATAGCCGAGACAAAATAAATTGGACACAAATTACTTATTCAAGCAACATAGCGTCAATTTCTATTCCATTAGGAGAACAAATTTATTTGCGAAGCACCACTGGTTTTTCACAAAGTTCTTCAAACTATTATCGCATATATGAAGCAAATTCAAGACCATTTAGGGCTGGTGGAAACATATTTTCAATAATTGACTACACCAACATTGACACATTAGCCACCATACCAAATTATGGATGCTACAGTATGTTCAGCGGAAGCACCATAACAAGGGCAGAAGTTTTGGAAAATGTTGTAACTATTAATGATTATGGTTGCTGTTGTATGTTTAACCAATCAAATTTATCAGGTTTTGGCAATCCGCAAAGAATAAGAACGGTAAAAACACATGGGTGTGACTTAATGTTTTCTGGTACAAAAATTACAAGTGCAATTAACTTAAACGGTGTTACATCTGCATGGCCGCATGCATTTTATCAAATGCACAAAAGTTGCCTCAACTTAACAACCGCTTCAAACCTTAACGGATTAACCGAAATTAATCCTTACACATGCGCTTATATGTATGAGGGTTGTTCGCTAATAGTTGACCCGCCAGAAATGAACAATGTAACGATTATTCGCAACGATGGTATGGCATATATGTTTAGCCAATGTTCATCTTTGACCAAAGGCGTTAATCTAAAAAGTGTAACAAGCATTGATTTTAATTCTGGCACAACAACAGCTGGCTTGCTGGGTTCGTGTTATAGACTATGCACATCAATCACCGAAGCATACGCACCAAACATTTCTGACTTATCCGATGTTAACATTCTAAAAAATTGGTTGTATGGTGCTTCTTCAACTGGACGAGCCTACAAAAAATCAAACGCTACTTTCATATCTGGATCAAATGGCTTACCTACTGGGTGGACATCTGAAAACTATTCATAGTAACCACGAACACGACACGAAACAAAAAGGGGTTGCAATTTGCAACCCCTTTTCTACTAAAAACCAAAAAATTATGATATGTAAAAAACGAAATGTGATGAACTTCGGCTGGGATGAGTTCGTGTCCCGCCGCTTTTCAATATATTTATAAGCGTATTTCTCTGCGTATTTCTTGTTTTGGTGGTTCGTTTTCTTGGATTTTATCCCATTCGGCTAAAATTGCCCGTTTGAAATCGTCCAAGTTTCGGCACAAGTAATAGCCGATGCCAAGCGCATCACACCGCCATTGAAACGCCCGTTGGTTGTCCGATTGAACCCCCGTGGCTGTTTTCATTTCAACGAAGAAAACGCGGTCTTTCAGCGTTACCACCAAGTCCGCCACGCCCGCCAACGCGCCCATTGGCTGGAATTTGAACCAATTTTTAGCATAGTTTTCGTTACTTACCGCGAAAATTATTTGGTTTGGAAACTTGTTTCGGAAAAATTCAACGCATTCAATTTGTATTTCGCGTTCACTGCGAGTGTCCCTTGCTTTTTTTGTTCTCATATACTTATAAATAATACATAAGTATTTATATTTCAGATATATGGCGGATATATGTAACAAGGGGTTTGACCCCGAAAGACCCTTCGGCATCACCCGCCGCATAGCCGAACTAACAATGGTGTTGGCGCGTGCGGGATACAAGTTTAGGACACCACGGGCGGTGGAAACCGCCTACAAAACGCTGCTTTTTTACGAAATGCGCGAAAATCTTGCGAAATTAAGGCTGAAATGTGGGTACGGAATTTGGGAATTGGTTGATTACTAACACATTAAAAACCAAAATTTTTTATTATAAATATATAAAGGCGCACGCACGGTGCAGGTACGGGCGCAATAGGCTTATAGATATACGCTGGTGTCGTGGGGCTGCACCCCCTGCGGCATCGGCGATTTTTTTTAATAAAACTTAACAAAATGGAACCAATAACGAAAATGCGAAAAAACTTTAAAAATGGCTATTTTGGGGCTTTTGAAACCCTGCTCTGCGCTTATCTAACCGACCCAAAAGGGTTTAAAGACGGCGAAGCACAAATCTTTGAGGAATGCTTGTACCAAATCAAAATCAACGGGGGCGAACCTGAAGTGAACCAAGTGCTTATGGACAAATTTTCTGATGAACTGCGTGAGTATTATTCCAATCGCGAAAAAATCTTAAAAATATTAAAAAATTTATAAAGTATGGAACAAATTAAAACAAAAAAGTACAAGTTAGCCAACGGCAAGTTGGTTAGTGCAGGCGAAGGAACCGCCATTCGGGACGACAACGGTGTTCTGTATAGAAATATGGAAGACTACGAAAAGGGCATCACCGCAAGAATGCGGTGCGAGGGCTACACGGAACCACAGCCCAAGCAAGAGGAACAGCAAAAAGCGGAAACACCCGAACCACAGCAACCGCAGCCAAAACAACCCCAAAATAAACTATCCGAAACAGGCTATCGGGCGGAAATTACCTTTGGCAACGATATGGAAGCGTGCAAGAAAACACCAACAACGCCCGTGCAAACACCCACAGCACCGCCAAAACCGCCAACAACAAGCGGCAACGGCGCAACATTTGAGGTTATAAAGGTAATGGGTGTGCGGGGGAGAACGTTGCTTACGTTGCAATCGCTTGACGGTACAACGGATGCAATAGTTGACACGATGAAAACGCCTAAATATATTACCCTCACAAAAGAAGGGGCGGCGATGGTGTACGCAAACACCCAATCCACAACCCCAATTGTAATTAACAACGAATATATAATTAATTTATGAAAAAAAGTTTGAAAGAAATTTCGGTTTTTCCCTCCGAAAACGGCTCAAACCTAAACGGTGTGAGAAGGGAAATGCGGTCAATGGATGACGTTTACTGCATAATTACGGAAGATACACACACGAAAGAGTGGGTGGATGAAGCACGGTTGTTGTTGCTTGAAGGCGATGAAGAAGGCTACCGTGCGAAGAAAACGCAAAAAAGCGATGTGTTCTTGTTCCAATCCAACTACAACGGGAAACGAAACCAAGATAACGTTACCGAACTAACGGGGTGGGTGTGCATTGACATTGACCACATAGAAGATGCTTCAAGCCTTCGTGACAAATTGTTTGCCGACAAAACCCTAAACCCAACGCTTGTGTTTGTATCGCCATCAATGAAGGGCGTGAAATGCGTTGTGCGGCACAAGGGCGTTGAAGGCGCAAAGGACGAAGCCAAGAAACTTCGCGATGCCTACAAACAAGTGTACCGAAACATAGCGGCGTACCTATATTTGACATACGGCTACGAAACCGATATGCAATGTGAAAAAGCCGAACATTGCTGCTTCGCCAGCCACGACAAGGATTGCCGCTACAACCCAGAATGCCCGTACACGGAAGTGCCGAAAATGATGTCCGATGCCGTTGAAACATTGTTCTCAAAAATGGAAAACAAACCAAAACCAAAATACAACGGCACAACCGAATACGACAAGCAGGCGCATTGGGAAATAGTGCGAAAAAAGGTTGCGGGGCTGCACAAGGACGAAAACGGCAACTACATATACACGCCCAAGCGTGTTGAGGTCGGACACAGGCACAACGGCACGGAAAAATTCAACATTGACGGGCGGGAAGGCTACGAAATTATGTTGCCGCTAAACTCTTGCGCCTGCGCCCTTTACGGCGGCGACTTGCAAAGGGCGGATATGTTTTTGCAAGAAAACTTTCCCGAATACGGCAAGGCGGGGTGGAACAAGGTTTCCACACAACACGCAGAGACACCGCCCGCAATATCCGTTCTTGAGTGGTTGCTAAAGGAATTGGAATTTGAACGTGACGAAGCCGAAACCTACACCACCATTATTGATTTTCCAGCAAGCGCACACGACAAGGAATGCGTGGCGCACAATTGGAACGAACTGGACGCACGCTACAAATTGCCAATGCTTGTGAGGCGTTGGTTTGAAGATGATAAAATACGCCCGCAACGTTGCGATTTGCGGTTGTATTCGGCACTAACGCTAATGAGCGGGTTTGCACCCAACCAACGCATCATGTACAACGAGGGCGCAATGTACGGGCTTAACCAACAACTTCTTGTAATAGGTGCGCAGGGTTCGGGAAAATCCGATATGAAAATACCCTACAAATTGTTGGTGGGGGCGCACCTTGACGGGTTCATGGACTTGCTAACGGATATGGAAAGAAACCGATTTAGAAAAGAACGGGCGATGGCAAAGGCTGCGGGAAAGAAAAACAACAACACAACGGTTGTGTTTTCCGAAGACGATGAACCCGAAGAAGCCGAGGAAACGCAAGATACGGGCAACGGCGGCAGTAGCGGCAACCAAACGCCAACGGCGGTTCTCCCGCCCCTTTACTTTACCAACAACATCGGCAAACCAACCTACGCCTCGTTGCTTTGCATCATACCCGCAAACAACGCAAAATGCGTGCTAATGACCACCGAGGCAAGCATTTGGCACGATGCGGACGAAGACGGGCGCATTAACATTGGCGATCTAATTAAAAACGTTTACGATAACGACACGTTGTCCAACGAAACCGCCGAAAACATTGAAAACCAAAAGCCCGTTAAAGTACACAACCCCAACGTGTCGGTGCTTTGCAGCGGCACGCACGCCGAAGCCAAAAAGTTGTTTAAGTCGGTGGAAGGCGGCGAACTGCGCAGAATAATGCCGTTTTTGTACGACAAAGAGGAGTGGGTGTGCGCCAAATCACGGGCAACCATCGAAGACAACAGCGACATTGAACTAATGTTCCTGCAATGGTACTTTTACTGCTTTTTTACCAAAAGGCGTTGGGTGTATGTGCTATCGGAAGCCGATGACAAAAAGTTTGGCGAATTGTACAACGATTTTTACTACAAAACCGTTGATGCCTTTGGCGGCATAACCGATATTGCACGGGCAAGGGAAGCGGTGGTTGGTTGCTCGCAGGTTTACACGTTGCGTTTGGCGGCGTTGTTGCAAAGCCTTGATGAATTTGAAACCTACATTGCGCCGAAACTGCCAAAAACAACGCCCGAAGAATACCTTGACATTAACGGCATAGCGGTGTGGGACGATGAACAACGCAGCGTTGTTTTTAAAACCGCATTGGACTACATTGACACGGCACGGGCAAACATAACCAACACAAACCGCTTGCCATCGGAGGAACTTCCGTTGGAGTGGCGTTGGGTGGAACTTGCCCACCAACTTATGCAGCACCGTTTGATGGATGCCCTTACTTGGTTGGGTTCAAGGGAAGAGGGTGCAATGGTGCGTGGCGTTAGCGACACTGGCGTTGGTCTTGTTAGAAACATAGTTTTTGACAAGTTGCCAAAGCGTTTTACAACAAAGGAGTACAAGGATGCGTGGGCTAAAGTGAACGGCAAGGAAGCGCACGATGGCAAGATAAGCAGGGAGATAAAACAACTTACTGTGTTGAAATACATTAAGAAACTAAAACATGGCGTATATGAAAAGTGCTTGAAATAAACACAAATTACACACTATGTTTTCAATACTCCCGCCTATGAAAATCACACGAAAAACCAAACGAAACCACACGAAACACACAGAAAAAAAATCGTTGTAAAATTTTGATACATAAATACTTATATGGCTGAAAAACACAATAAACACAAAAATTTCATGTGTGGTTTTGTTTGTACCTACCTATTCACCCCAGTAAATATATATTAATATAGATCTATATAAATTTACAGCGGAAAACCTAACTAAAAATGAAACCACACCAGGGGCATTTGTGTTTTTCTCTCCATAACTAATTGACTTACAATTTATAAGAGTGTGTTTTTGGGTATGTTTTTCGTGTGGTTTTGGTTTGGTTTCTGTGTGATTATCGCGTATTAAATTTTTAGCATATATGCAACCAAAAACAACAAAAAATATTAACTAACTAAAAATCAATAAAGTATGAAAAAAGACATTAATTTAAATGAACCAATGTATCAACAAGAACATCAAATCGGTTATGTTACCGACTATGAATTAAACGCAATTAGGGCGTATGTTTCTATCAAGTACCCAGAATATTTTCTTCCTTTGGATGGTTATGAACCGTTTGCTTTGGTGTTTGCCGAAAGGCTGTTTGGCGAAAAAACGAACAACGGAACAAAACTTGGAGGACTAAACACAATGCACATAAGCGAAAACATTGCTTTGCGTGAATTTTGCAAAAATGCGTTGGACAAAGACCCTCATCATGTGTTGGGCTATCGCTTTCCACACACGTTAGCCAAATGGCTTGTTTTGGAATTTGGATGGAAATGCCAAACATTAAAGCCTTCTGGAAAGACACAAATTCCTTGGGTTGGAAATTTTTTCAAAGAAAATGTTAGGTGGGTGCTATCAAAAAGAATTCCATCCGATTGGAAATTTATCAACAACGATGCTTTGCATGATATTGAAAATTTATGCAAATCGGTTTTGGTTTTGTTTCAACAACGGGGTATTAGAAAAATTGGCGAGTGGGAACTGCCTGCCAAACCAGTACTTTACTATTTTGATTAACCCAAAAACCGCAATTTTTTATTATATATAAATACAAGGGCAAGCACAAAGGCGGTGCGCAACGCCAGCGGGCAAGCCCAAGCAAAACAAACAAAAATTACAAACATAAAAATTTACAAAAATGGCTGAAATTACATTAAAAAACTTATCTGTATTTGGGGACACAGCTTCCGCCCAAATTGCAAAATCGGGGGTGCAATACGTTAAATGCACCGCCATTGAACGTGACGAAAACGGAAACATTTCACGTTTTCTAAATTTGTGCTTCTTCCCCGAAGCCGACAAGGTTATCAAACTTCGCGACATACTTTGCAAGGGCAGAATCTTAAACGTTACTGGAAACTACAACCAACGGGCTTACACGGGCAAGGACGGCACGGAAAAAGTAGCCCACGATGTGCTTTGTCACAAGGTTGAATTTGGCGGTGTTGAGGAATGGAGTAGCGGCGAGCGCAAAACCACCGACTTTTCGTTTATTAAAGAAGCGGATGAAAAAGCCGCCAACGCCGAAGCCGCCAAAAACGAAAAAAAGCGGGAGGCAAAAGCCGCCAAAAGCGCAACGCAGCCCAAAACGGTTATGGACGATGAGTTTTTTAAAGACTTGGACATCTAAACCTTTTTCTTTCATAGTTACTTATATATTAAATATGTTAAACACGGCAAGGGGACGCAAATTGCGCCCCTTTGTTATTATTACTACAAATGCGGGACACCAACGAAGCATACGGCAACACACAACTTGCGTTTTATTTGAACAATATTTACTGCAACTAACGCTTCGTGTAAACCCCGCGACTAACAACCATGAAACACTTTACCATAAACGAACTGACAAAATCGGCAACGGCTACAAGGTTGAAAATTGACAACACCCCGCCTGCGGCTGTTGTAATGAATTTGAAGTTTTTGGTGGCTATGGTTTTGGATCCTTTGCGCGAGGCTTACGGCAAACCTATTTACGTCAACTGTGGGTATCGTTGCGTTGAGTTAAACCGCGCCGTTGGAGGTTTTCGCACCTCACAACATCTAACGGGGTTGGCTGCGGATATACACGTTAAGGGAGAAAGCAACGCCGTTTTGTACGAGATTGTTAAACGCTACCACTTGCCTTTTGACCAACTTATTTTGGAAAAAGGGACTATCCGCAACCCGCAATGGGTGCATATAAGCGTTTCACGCACCAAAAACCGTGGAGAAGTGCTTTATTACAATGGAAAAACATACACTAAATTGAATTAACTATGGCTGGAAAACCACATAAAAACCTACACTTAACCAAAGAAGATTTCTTAAAGGCTTTGGATGAAGAAAACGGCAATGAGTATGCCGCTTACACAAAATTGGGCTTGCCTTTCAACCGCTATATGCAATGGCGAAAGGAAGATGAAGCGTTTGAAGCAGCCATCCAAGAATGCAAAGTTAAGACAACAGAGTGGGTTGAAAACAAAATGTTTGATTTTATACACGGCAAAATAAGCGACCCGCAAACACAAGCCCGTATGGTGCAATTTTACCTTAAATGCAAGGCTGGCTATTCCGAAACCAAGAACATCAACGCCAACGTTACGGGTGCTAACACCGTTGACCTAAACGTTGCCTTGGACGAAATCAAAAGAGAATTGGAAACCGAATAAAAAATTTTGGATATATAGCGGATATATTTAAAGGGAGCATAATTGCCCCCTTTTTTGTTGCTTTGTTCTGTGTGTTGAATCCTTTTGATTTCAAACGAACACATCTTTGCTGGTATAACTACACATCTGAATCGCCAAACGCCCGAAATACGCCAAATTTCAAAATGCCGATTAATTTAAAAAATCGGATATATTCAATTTGTACCTAACAGCATTCCATTTCAAAGTATCTTCGCAATCCACCAAGCACCTTTTAACCCACCTAACATCACGTCCCATTTCACACGCTATTTCCCGCAAAGTCATTGGTTCATCGCACCCGATGCCATAGCGCATCTCCAGAACCCGTTGGCATTCTTCGGGGACGCCATCCATAAGTTTGTTCCAAGCGGCTTCCTT